TGTCTGGCGGTGGCGGCTGGAATTTCGCAGGATCGCTCCAGAACTGCGACGTGTCCTTGAAGCCGGCCAGAGACGTCATCTCCTTGAGCGTGTTGCTCAGCTTGGCGATGTCGGTCAGCGGGTTATTCGGACCCATCGTCGACATGGCTTCCTTCTGCATTTCGCCGATCTGGCGCAGCATCATCATCCGCTCAGTGTCAGTTCCGCGGCCCAAAGCCACATTAATAGAGACGTCCATGGAGGCGTCCCAAACTCTCGGGTCGATTTCAATGAAGTCGTTGTTCAAGCGGATCATCCGCGCCTTATCTTGGTGCGTCGTGATGTTGTACAGGACAAGCTCGTACAGGCGCTTTACGCCGGTTTCAGCGAACACCCTAGCGATCATCTCAATGTGTTGCTGTGCGGCGCTCACAGTGGCTGCCACAGCCGTTGCAGTGCTAGACTGTAGGGCGCCGGCGTCTAAACCCATAGACGCCTTGGAGATGCCTGTGCGGGCCTCCTTGACCTCGTCCATGTAGTTCAGGACCGGGAATGCCTGCTGACCTACAAACGGCACGGTGAGCTGTTGGATCGAGCCCGGAGCGCGCTGGCGGACGATTGAACCCATCTCTGTGTTCATGGCGTCATCCATGTTGACCATGCCCTCGACGACTGCAACGCGAGGATGAATGCTCAGGCTTAGGCTGTCCAGAGAGTTGCGCATGACGACTGACTTGATGCGCTGGATGTCCATCACGGTGTCGGCGACGGACATGCCGAAAAAGTCGTGCGGCTCGGGGTCTGGGCAGAGTGTTGCGAATGGCGCCATGTCGCACGGCTCGTTGTTGAGAATGACGTTGCCATCTCCGCCGGTGCAGATCTTGCGCAGCTCGGCGATGCCGTCTCCGTCGTAGTCTACGCGAATGTAGTTTTCGACGTAGAGAACCTTACGCATCGCCGGGTCGCTGCGAGAATTCATGTCGTTGGACAATGCCGGGTTGCGCGTGTTGCGCTCGACGTTGGTGTCCATGTCGTCGTGGGTCGATGACAGGTTGTAGACCTCGTCGTAGTCGTAGCCCATAGCTACAAGCTCAGAGACAGTCACGATGCGGCGGTGCGCAACGTATTCGGCTTCCTCGACGGATTTAGCCTCGCGGGAGATCAGGAACTCCTCCGGCGGCAGAGCCTCCACCTTCACGCGGCCGTCTGGCCGGGTGTAGGTGACGCGCAGGTCGTGTGACATGGGCGGCATGATGATCTGGCCAGTCGCAGGGTCGATCTGCGGCTCGCCGACCGGCGTGCTCACGGTAATGTCAACCTCGGCGGCTGGGTCAGCCATAAGCGCAGCCAGAGCGGTGTCATCGACGCCGGTGTATTCGATTGTGTCAAACTCGGTCTTGTCTTCCCAGTAACACTTGAGGATGCCGACCTTGCGCACCAGCGCGTCCATAAACGCGCTGTGCATCTCCATGAAGCCGCGGTTGTCGCGGTTGATGATGAAGTTGGCGTACTCGGTGGCCTGCTTTGCCGCCGGCACGTCCTCCGCGTTCTGCGGGACGTATTCGACGGTGCGGTCGGACCCGTTGAAGATGCGCATCAGGGACGGCATGATCGCCTGTACGGTATCCCGCACGTCCATGCTGACCACTTGGCTGCGACCCTCTTCCTCGTCACCAAACGGCTCACCCCGGTAGTATTGCGTCGCGGTGGCGCGGATCGGGGAGACCCAGTTGTCGATGAAGTCTATGGCGTCGTCGATCTCGTTGCCGACAATGCCTTGCAGCTCCTGATCGTCCATGACGTCCGGGTTCAGTTCAGCCTCGAGATCGGAGGCCATTTCGTTTATCTCATAGTCCATCTTGTGGCCCTTCTTGCAACGCGGTTGCGGTTGTGTTAACATACGTTATTCCACGGGAGGAAAACGTAATGGAATTTGAATTCACACCCGAGTTAATTCGGGAGATGGTTGTACTCAAGGCCAAGGCTCTTGGCGTGAACGATAGCGGCCTTGACGAAATGGACGAAATGATATGCGCATTAGTTGGCATTGATGATCCAGACCCCCTTATCTACCCGACCTAGCAACGTAGTTTAGAATTCCCTCGAGAATATCTGGACGAAGCCTCTGAACCGGCATTATCGTTTTAATGGCGTGAGTTTTGTGGGCCTCGTTTAGCGGCTTGCCTGCCTTCGTAACACCGCCCTCCATTGGGTCGTACACGTCCCGGAATATGAGCCCTTGCGGCACAGGAGGAAGCGACCCAAAGTAATCTCCTGTGATTTGCGTGTTGTAAGTCGAGTGCGGGACGCTTTGACCCGGAGTATTGCTTGACTTTGGCGAAGAGTTTTTACGCAGTATCGGCGACAACTCGTCCAACTTACTCACCCCTAGACCAAACATGCCCGCCGACATGTCAACCTGTGTGGGATCGGTAACGCTAAGCCGCGCTTTTGCTGGGCTTGGAAGGCCGGCCGCCTGCATGGGCGCAGTGTCCATCAGCCTTATAAACATTTTACGATTTGGGGAGCTGGTGCTCACTGCCCACTCGGTCAGGTCTGGAGAATTCAATCCGACAAAGTTTGGATCAAACGCCTTCATGGCTCTGTCAAACTCTTTGGCCGTCTTCTTTGTAAACTTGGAGCCCTTAACAAGCTCAGCCATAGCGGCGCCAGTCATCGTCGCAAAATCATTTGCATTCGGGGCCATAGACCCGGTCATGCCGTAAATATCTTCTCCTTCGCTGAGCAGCCTCGCGCTATCAGCCTCATCCGCGATGCGCTTGATGATGTTACTGTTGGACGCCCACACAGCGCGATCTTGCTGAGCCGCTGGCCCTCGCATGAAGTCGACCCCGCCTTCAGTGTAAACTGGGTTCGCAAAGGTGACGCCATCAACACCTTTTACAAGACGCCCTCGGCTCGTCCTGTCGCCATAAAGTGGCAAGATTAACTTATTCTCCATCTCTTCCCAGCTACGCGGGACGCGAGATAAGTTCTCTCCGAGATCTACGCTGTCAACTTCAACATTTGACAGGTAATCGTCCATCTTTGTGTCTTGGTAGAAATACGGGTCCAAGTCGCGTTTATTGGGACCACGCGCAGCGCTCAGGCTTTCACCCTCGCCACCACGCTGGAAAGCCTCGATGAGGCCGCGCGGATCTCCCTGCGCAATTGACCGTCCGGCGTATGTCGCGTCCGCCGCGAGGCCGTCAATGTCTACATCGCCAGCAGCTTTTGCGCCTGTTCTCAATGCCTTAGCTCCGGGGATCGCCATCGCAGCGGTTGACGCAAGGTCAGCGTACCGCGCGTCGTTGGCCATCTTGAGCTGATCGGGCGTCGCGGTGGAAAGCGTCACGCCCTCCGGCAGGTAGTCCACCGCCGTATTCGTCAGCGCGCGCTGCACGGTGCCGGCGGTGTCACTTACGACGCCCCGCACGGTGCCGACTGGGTCGGTGGCCATAGACTGGATGCCGCCAATCATGCTCTCGCCGATTGCCTTGTTGACTGCCAGCGGATCTTCTTGGACAGCGCGCAGAAGGCCGGCGCCGCCCTCGCCTGTCACTCGAGCCATGCCGAATAGGTCTTTGAGTGGGCCGCGTAGGCCCGGTGGGATGTATTGCTCGTAACCTGCCATTAGCCGAGTAGACCTTTCGGGCGCTCTTGCGGCCTTACGCTTCCGGGGCGCAGGCGCGGCGTGGGTGACACTGTGATGCCGTAGTTGTCGCCGGTCGACTGGTTGTAATACTGGCGCACGTTGCCAATGTAATTTTGCGTCTCTTCCGGCAGGTTGTAGTACTTGCCATCAGCGTCGAGCATGCGTCCGGGTCCGGCGTTATAGGCGCCCACAGCCTTGTCGATGTCGCCATCGAAGCGCTTAATCATGGCGCGCATGTACGCTTCGGCGTAAGCACGGTTGACCTCGGGTATGTCGAGCAAGTCTTTTGCGGACTGCTCGCTGCGATCAAATTTCTGGCCAAACATGCCTTCGGCAATGTCAAATACGCTTTTGGCCCCGTACTCCTCATATCCGGGCTTCATAGCTGCTTTCGGCACTACCTGCATGGGGCCGCGCGCCCCGCTTTCCGGGTTGACCAAGGGAAGCGGCTTTGTTGTCTCGTTTGGGTCGTCGCGGTTTACGCTGCTTTCCTGACGTCGGATGGCGTCGAGCAGAGACATAAAGTTAAGCTCACTGTCTGGCATTATTTACTGCCTCCCTGCGTCTTCAAGTATTCCTCGAAAATTGCCCTCATGCGAACAGGATCATCCCTGTACTTGTCGAAGGCTGGAAGGCTCCCGACCTGCTCCATGAAGGCGTCAAATTCACCTCCGGGCATGTACCTCGGGTCGCCAGTCTGCACGAACTGGGCGTTGTCGTTATCTGGAGCGAAGTCGAATGAGCTCATTTCGGTGCGCGCCGGGGCTGTTGTTATGGGTGCCACGGGCTCTATGATCGGCGCCTGCTGCCTCTGGGGTCGGTATGACGACCGCAGCTCGCTTTGCGGAGGCGGTGCGTCGTATCCGCTAATAATGCGCGCGAGCACCCCCATAGGTGTCGGCATATTGGTCAGCTTGTGCATAAATGTTCCGGGCTGCGGCAGGTTCGCGTCGCGGTAGGTCTGGGCCAAAGATCCCGGCTGGAAATCAGAGCGGAGGCGTCCGCCGCTGGTGTAGGGATCGCGGCCGGGGTTAGCCACCTGACGGAAGTCGCTCACAGACGGGCCGATGGCCGTGCTGTAGTGGGGTGCGTTGCCGTAACGAGAATTTGGCTCGAAACCGCTTTCGGTGCGCCCGAGATACTTATTGTACTGATCGGCGCGGGCGTCGCCCTGCGTGCGCCGCATTGTCTGCTCCGTGCGGTCGTAGTAGTCGCGGTCCTTTTCCTTGAACCCGAACCCCATCGCCAAGTCGTCTAAGATGCCCATACGCTCGCCTCGCCCTTCTCTTCCCGCAATAATACACCAAACCCGCCTTCAGTGTAACCCCGCGCGCTTGGGGGAAGAACCAAGAGCACGGGGGAGCCAGCAAGCTCAACGGCTGGGTGGGAGGGTAGCCGCTAACATGCGCAGGATAACAAAAAAGTTTGCCGGAGGCCAGTTTTTTGCATTTTAGGGGTTGCAGTCTGTAGATGTTAACATTAGGTTAACTTATATAGACACAAACAAAGGGAACACGGACATGAAAATGGAATTCAAATTTGCAGATGGCGCTCACTTCGCAACCAACTCGGCAAAGCCGGTTAATATTACTCAATTTGAAGAAGACTGCTTTCAACTCCTTATGGTTAAAGGAGACAAGACTATGAACCACCCACTGCATATGCACTTTGAAACATTCGACGAGGCAGTGGAGTTTGCCGAGAACGTAGTTGGCCTTCAAGCCGCTTAACGAAACACGGGGAGCTTCGGCTCCCCACAACCGGGAGAAATAAAATGCACAACAACACACCACAAAACGTGCAGGAAGCCGTCGAGCTGGGCCTGTACCTCGCAGTCACCGCCGATACCGAGGAGAAGTCGGCAGACGCGCTGCAACTCGCAAAGGAGCTGGCTTTGGGGCTCAACTACGCGGAGGTGCAGACCGCCAAGCGAAACGTCGCTGCGCGGATCGAGCGGGAGCGCGCCTAAACCACCCCTCTAATACCACGCTTCAGCGGCTTACCCCACGCGCCGCTGGACGAAACGCCATACGACATCGTCGTGTGGTCATTAGCCAAAGCTAAGCAGAGCGCGTCGGCGCGGTCGGGAGATCGCACGCCGCGCTTTTTCATGCTGTCCTTGCTCTCAACCTGTATCTTGCCCGACGACGTAAACATGTAACGCGGCGCCACCAGCTCCGAATACAGCGCGTCATCCTTGGGCAGAGACACGTCCATATTCTCGAGCCACGACTTGCACTTAAACCACAGCTCCGCGCGCAGGTTCAAATAAGTCTGCTTCGCCATAGCGCGCTCGGACACGTTCAAGCCACGCGCCGGCAACCCCAGCTCCCTCAACCTATCCAACACCCCGGCGCCAAAGCCGTTGCTGTCGACGATGATCTCAACGGGGCGCTTGGATGGGGGCGCCGCATCGTATTCCGCCTTCACAGCGCCAGAGAGCTGCATCAGGTCCAAGTTGCGCCACACAGTCAGCGGGTGCACCACCGGCCCCTGACGCTTGCACAGCACGCTGCTGTCATCCCCCTGACGCGCCACATCCAAGCCCCAAACGCCCGCCGTGTCCTCGTGCACCTTAACCTCGTTGTTAAACGCGTGCTCGACCAACGCGACCGGGATCACCGTGTCCTCCTCAGACGGCGGGAAGTTGCCCAAGACGCGCACATGAAACGCCGGGCTGTCCTCACCGTACCGGCGCTCCATATCCTTGACGAAATCCTCTGACACGCGCGGGCTGTCGACGCAGGAGACGTGCATCGTGTACCAGTCATCGCGCAGCCGATTGTGCGTCTCGTAAAAAAAGCCAGTA